CCGGCTTCGCGAGCGCGAGCGAAGACATCCGCGGTGTCGTCGATGCTGGTCGACAGGTACTGCATCGCGGAGGCGATGGCGCCCGTGGTGCCGGTGGCCTCGTTCAGCTGGCCGATGGCGCGCGTGGCCGAGTTGCCCAGCTGCGTGAAGGCCTGGCCGACCGTGACGACACTGCCACCCACTTCGCGAGCTAGCGTATCGGCCTGCGACTCCAGCGCCTGCAGCACGGTCTCCGCAGTGAGCTTGCCTTCTGCACCCAGTTCGCGCAGTTTGCCCACGCTGACGCCGATCCCATCCGCCAGGGCCTTCGCTACCGCTGGTGCACCCTCGAGCACGCTTAGGAGCTCGTCCCCGCGCAGCGCGCCCGCGGAAAGGCCTTGGGCGAGCTGCTGCAATGCGGCCTGCATGCTCGCTGCGCTGCCGCCGCTGATCGCCATCGCGTTGCCGATGGCCTCGGTGATCCGGAGAAGACGCTGCTGGCTGACGCCTAGCTCACCGGTGGCACGTGAGATCGAAGCGAAGGTGCCGCTTAGATCGACGAATGAGGTCCGGCTGCGCTGCGCGATGCCGAACAGCGCGTCGTACGCCTGGCCGGCGGCGGCAGCGCTGCCCGATGCCAGCTGCAGCTGGTTGCGCAGGACCGTCACGGCGTCCGCGGTGCCGATCGCGGCCTTCGCGGCCTGCGTCAGCTCATTGACGATCGCGAGGCCGGCCAGGGCCTTCGCGCCGGTCGCCAGACTGCCGAGCGCGCCGCCAGCCTGCTTCAGTCCGCCCGATGCATTGGCTGCGCTCTGGCTGACCTTGTCCAGGCCTGCCGCTGCTGCTGCGGAGCCCTGTGCGACCTGCTGGGCGCCGTCCAGGCTCATGCGGAACTTGATGCCGTCTGCCATGTTCATCCCCGTGCGGCCAAGCGGGCCGCGGATTCTGTGAAGGCGCGCTCGAACTGCGCCTGCAGGTGTTTCTCGGCCAGCCGCCGGGCCACCACTTCGAAGGGCAGCCGCACGCTGTAGCCGGGCGCCCTCACGAACAGGATCACCGGCTTCGGCTTGCCGCCGCCGGCCGGGTGCAGCCAGATGCCTGGCTCAAGACCTGGCTTCCCGGGTCTCGTCACGAAGTAGGTGCCGCCACTGCGACGCACAGCACCGCGGCGCGCGCCGGGCGTGGCCTTCGTGGTGGCGCGCTTGCCGGTGTGGGCGCCCAGCTGCGTGAGGATGTCGCTGATGGTCTTGCGCGGCAGGTTGCCGAACGCGTCCAGTTGCGCACCGGCGCCCGGTACCGCGAAGTGACCGGGCGGCAGCGCACCGACACGGGCGAGCGCGCCCTCCCACTTCTTCAGCACGCGGACGCCGCCGCGCACTTGAGCCGTCAGCGTGTTGACCGCCCGGTCAGCGATGCCGACCTCCGCGACGGGCTGCGCGGCGGTGGCGGGCTTCGCGTAGACGCTGCTGACCACGAAGCGAGTCGGCCTGTCGAATGCCCGCCCCATCTCGGCGCGGATGCCGTCGCGCACCTCCACCGCGGTGCGCGTCAGCGCCGTGGCGGCGGCCGCGTTCAGCCTCCGCTCCGAGAAGCCTTTGAGCAGGGCCCGGGCTTCCTTCAGCCCGGTTACCGTAATGCCGCTCACTTGGCGAACTATCGCGCCTGGGCGCTGCAGCTGGCGATGTACTTGGCGTACACCAGCGACGCCATGCCGGTCAGGTTCAGCAGCTGGCGGCAGGCATCGGCGCCGAAGGGCACCGGCACGCCGTTCTCGTCCATCGGGCCAGCCCAGCCCGTGAAGCGCTCGACCAGCACGTCGGTGATGGGCGTCAGGCTGCCGCGCTTCTCGGCCTCCTGCACGGCGCCGTCGAGCGCGCGGACATCGTCACTGGTCGACAGCCGCGGAGCGTCCACCGAGAACTGGAATGGCTCCGGCTCTCCGGCCTCGTTCGTGAGGAAGCCGGCGACCTTGAAGCGCAGGGACGGGGATTGCTTGAGGGTGAACATGGGGCGTGTCCTATCGGGTGAAGTGTTGGTGCGCGCCTCGGCGGCGTGGGCGTGCCGACCCTTCGCGCGTGGCCCTGTCCAACGAGACAGGACGGGTTGCCGGGCATGGTCGCAACCCGCTAAGTGATGCGCTGCACCCCTGCGCCGGCTGGATCCGGTGCAGCGCCGGCCGCGGATCAGGTGCCGGTGTTCCGCTCGATGCGGGACATGAACCGCAGCACGCCCTCCGGCATGTCTGGCGCGGGGATGTCACGGGTCATCATCACGCGCATGGCCGGCACCTTTGCAGCTGCGGACCGGCCGGCGTGCGTCTTCGGCGGCGCCGGGCGTGCAATGCCTTTCGCGATCAGCTGCAACGCCTGCTGCGTGGGCAGCATCTGGCGAAGGCCTGAGACGCCGCCATCGCGGGCGATGAATTCGACTTCGAGGTTGTCCATGGTGTCACCTCACGCCCACGGCCAGGAGCCGGCTCTGCTGCTGGATCAGCTCGTTTTCGCGCCGCACGGCGGCCTCCAGCTTCGGCCGGTCGCCGCTCGGGTGCGTCAACTCGACGGCGCCCATGTCCAGCAGGATCGCGGCTGCAAGAGGCGCAATTTCGGCAACCGAGTCTTTCGCCAGGTCCTGGCCCATGCCGGCGCTGACGTTGCGCAGTGCCTTGACGGAAACGGTGTTGGTCATGGTCAGTTCACTCCGGTGCTAACGGCGAATGCGGACGGCTGCGGGAAAGCGACGTCGCAATTCATGATGAGGCGGGCACCTTCCAGCGCCCTCGCGAAGTCGGCGTAGGGGTCCATCTCCAGCTCGACCGAGTCGCCCCAGATGCCGATGAGGCAGCGTGACCAGTCGCCCACCACCAGCGTGCCGGCGGCCGCGTAGGCGGTGGCCGTTGCCGGCTTGCCCAGAATGCCGTCGTCATCCCACAGCGTGCGCGAATCGGTCGACGCGATGCGCACGCGCCCGCTGAGCACTTCCTGGGTTGCCGGGTCGCCGATCCAGTGCAGCTTTCGCTCCGCAGCACCAGCCAGCAGCACCGCCTTCCGCATCGCGCGGACGCCGGCGAAGCTCAGCGCCGCGCCGGCCTGTGTGCCGACGCCCTGCGTGTTCACGATGCCGAGCGGGGCCACGCCGCCGGGGCCGGTGAGCACGGCCTGCTCGAGCAGGCCGGTGACTGCTTCGCGCAGCAGCATCGACAGCGTGCTTTCGAGGGCGGCGTGCTGCAGCGACAACTGGCGGCTGTAGCGGGTGTACCCGGCAGCGGTGCGCGGCACCATCGACACCTGACCCAGCGTCGGGTCGCTCGGGGTGATCTGCACGCCGTTCTGCAGGTTGATCCACTCGCCGGTGATGCCCTGCCGCACGGCCGGAATCGTCACGTCGCTGGTGAGCCCGCTCACGTACTGCGCGCCCACCTCGCCGAGGAAGTGCCCATCCCGCACCAGGTCGGCCACCGCCAGGGCTTCCGTGCCCTTGAGGTAGCCGCCACGGGGACCGCTGGACGTGGAAAGGTCGCGATAGGCCATCTTGCCTTGGGCGACGCGAGTGGCGCCGGGCGCAGCGTTCTGCGCGCGCTGGATGTCGCGCAAGGCCTCGCCGATGGTGCGACCGCCCTTGGCCTGCTGCACGACGTGCTGAGCCAGGCTCAGCGCGATTCGCGTGGATTGGTTGGGGTCTGACGTGCTCATGAGGGTGCATCCGTTGTGGTGCAGCCATGGTCATCAGGTCAGCCCTCGGGCGCCACGGGCGACGCGTGTTTCGCGCGGGTTGAAAGTCGCTTCACCGCGTAGAGCACGCCGTCCCGCGTCCGGCCCAGCGCGACCAGCCGCAGGCCGCCACTGGTGCGGCCGGCGCAACGATCGAGGAAGCCGCCCAGCGACCGCAGCCCACCCTCTGGCGTCTCGTATGCGCCGACCAGCGCCTTCAGCGCGCCGCGCGCAGGCGACGAATCGAGCAACGCTTCCGCGTACAAGTCGGCGGCGGTCCACTCGCCGGCGCCCAGTACCTCCCACGCCGCAGGCAGTAGCGTGGCGAGGTGCGAGCGATCCAGCGGCGCCAGCGCCATGCGGGTGACGAAGCGTTGCTCTTCCACCTGGTCGTGCACGAGGTCGGCCAGCCGCGCGACGGTGGCCTCGAGCTGGGCGATGCGGGCGGCGAGGTCGTTCATGCCTTCGCCTGCCGCCGGATGGTGTAGACATGCGCCGCGCTGCACTTCACCTCGGCCGCGATGGCCGCCGCCTTCACGCCCTGGGCCAGCAGCTCGCGGATGCGGGCATCGCGGGCCTGGCGCTTCGTTTCCGGAAACCGCCGGCCATACAGCCGCACAGCGCCACCGTCCGCCACGTCATCGGCCATGGCCGCCAAGGCCCGGTGCAGCGCGTCGCTCACCGATGCCTCAAGCGCGCCCGTGATGGCTGCCTGCACCGCCCGGTCGGTGGCGATGAGCGCGGCGAGGCGGCGGACGCGGCTCACCGGCGGCGGGCCTTCTTCTTCGCCGGGGCGGGTGCGGCGACAGCCGGCGCTGGGCTCGCGAAGGCGATCTCGCCGGCCGCGAGCTGGTACATGAACCGCGACACCCGCTCGGTCTGGGCGGCCGACTGCGTGGCGATGGACTCCCGATCCCGCTGCACCGTCGCGTCGTCCCGCTTGGCCAGGCGGTCCAGCAGCGGGCGGATCAACTCCTCCCACACCGACCCCGGGATGGCGTCCGGCGACTCGTCGTCGAGGTCGATCTTCAGGTCGTCGCGGCGCTTCTTCGGTACCGCGCGCAGGGCGAGCCGCAGCGAATCCTCCACCTCGGCGAACCGGCCGGCCTTCAGCAGCGGCAGGGCCAGCCGTGAGAGGGTCAGCGCCAGCTGCAGGGCCGCATCGCCGGGCATGGCAGCCATGTCGCCGAAGACCTGCTCGGGTGTGGCGTCGGGCGGGAAGCCGGGAGGCGGGGCCGGGAGCACGTCAGGGTGCTGACGGTAGCGGCCATCCCGCTGGTGCAGCGGCCGCACGGGCTCGCGGCCGTCCTCGATGTTCCGCGCTCGCGGGTGGACATTGGCGTCGTACCACTGCGCGGCCGCCTCGAGGTCATGCAACGGCATGCCGGCGCGGCCGTACTTCGACACCTGCGGCTGCGAGATGCCGAGCCAGTGCCCGATCTGGTCTTGCGTGGGTTCGCTCATGAGAATAACAACTCCTAACGCGTCGTGACTAGCGAGGGCTCGCGAGTCGGATGACCCGCGTCGGGGTGCCCCCATGGAAGGACCCGCTCACTTTGAGAGGCAGACGGTCAGCCATCGGCGCCCCCGTTCAGCGAAAGCGCGGCCGCCTCTGCGACGAGGTGCGCGGGCAGGTCTTCCCACGGTGGCACGTCGGCCAGGGTCAGGCGCTGCACCGTGGTCCCCTCCCCCCCGGGCGTGCGGGGAGATGGCTTTCTAGAGAGAGAGTCCCGTGGCGGGAACGCATTTCGGGCTGAATCGGCCTGATGCTGTCCCGTGGCGGGAACGCATGGGGCCTTTTCGGGAGAATGCATTCCCGCTGCGGGAACGGATTGGGGCAATGCGTTCCCGCCACGGGAACAGCGAATGCGTTTTTCGACCCCCTCCCCCCCTCGGGCCTTGTTCCACCTCGCGGGCGCCTCGGCAGTGGGTCGCTCCGATGCACCGTCAGGCTCGCGCCAGTCCCTCGTGGACCACCCGCCTGGGCCTACCTCGAGGCCTTCGGGGTTGCAGTACATCGGTAGCAGCGAGACACCGTACAGGCCCACCGACCCCTTCTTGCCCTGCCGCGTGACCACCAGCAGCCCGGCGGCAATCAGCTCGTGGATGGCCGCGTGCGCGCTGCCTGCACTCGCCCAGCCGGCAGCCCGCAGGCGGTCGCGGTGCAGGTCGATGCGGCCGTTGTTGCGACCACCTGCGCCCAACTGCGCCAGCGCCAGCATCAGCATCTTCAGGGCCACCGGCGACAGCTCCAGGCACGCCCGGCCGGCCAGGAACGACAGCGGCAGGGGCAGCCAATCACCATCAACTGCGACGCGGTCGCCGGAGCGCTTGCCCTTACGGCCGTTAGCCACGTGTCCCCCTTCTGTCCGCATGCGATGCGGACAAGGTGCGGACGGTGGCGAGACGGTGCGGCGTCTCTGCATGCGTCTCAGCGTCGAGACGGTGGGCCTGTCCCTGGGACGTCTCGCACCTGTCCCCGGCCCGTCCCCAGGGACAGCGTGCAGTGACGCGTGGGGCACGCGTGGTCGACGTGACCACCACGAAGGGTGCACGCGTCGTGCACAGGTACCCCCCCTCGCTGCATCGCCCCCCGATCGCATCGGGATGGGCGCCCCATCGCGACCCGAAGCGCGTTGCAGGCGTTGCAGGTGCCGTTGCAGGCTCGCCAAGCCCAGGGCTGGCCTGGGGCTTGCCTGGGGCTTCGTGCCGCTGCGAAGGGGCTTCAGCCCGGGCCAGGCCCAGGCTTGAAGCCCATGCATGGGGCATCGATGGGCCTTCCGAGGGGCTGCGCACGGGGCGCCCTTCCGCCGGAATTCCGGCGGAACGGTGGGCACTTCCGGCGGAATTCCGCGGACGGCCGACGTGCATCTCAGGCACCCCGCGCCGCGCGCTTGGCCAGCTCGATGACGAAGGCGCGCACGGCGGTCGACTTCCAGCCGAAGCGAGCGGCCAACTCGACCACGCGAAGCCACGCGAGATCCGGCGGGCCGGCCGCGTCCACCACCTGCTGGGCGGCGATGGCGCCTTCGGCCTCTTCGGCCACGGCGGCCGGGCGCATGGGGACGACGGTCGCCGACATCAGCTGCGGGCCTCGTCGGCGGCGGCGCCGCGGGTGGCCGGACGGCACTTGTAGCTGGCCGGCACCTGCTTCGCCTGAATCCACTTCGCCAGGTCGGCGTCCGTGGTCACCAGGCGCCGCTCGGTGACGGCATAAAGGGTCGGTGCGTCACCGTCCGCGCGCTTCGCCTGCAGCTGCGTGGTGCTGACGCCGGTCTCGGTGGCGACACCTTCCGGCCAGGGGATGATTCGCATTGCTTCACCTCATTCAAGGGCTTCAGGCCCAGTGAGGTCAACTATGCGAATTGGGGTGCAGCTTGAAAACGTAGAACGTTTCGGGGAATCAAGCTACACGTGTAGGTCATCCCCCGCGATCACTATGCACCGCGCGAATCGCCGCTTTTGCTTCGGCGACCTCCGGCGGCCCGTCTGGATACTCGGCGAGGATCTGCTCGACATCGGCGCGCCGCAATGGAAAGCCGGCCCGCTCCGCGCGCGCCTTCTCGCCCATCCCGCTGCGCTTGAACTCCGAGGCGAGATACGAAGCCTTGTGCGTACCCAGGCGCTCGACCAGCACGGCGGCGTCTTCGATCTTGGCGCCAATCACCTGCAGCACGTACATGCGCGCCAATGCGCCCTGCAATTCCGCCTGCTTCGCCCTGCGTGCACGCGGGTTTGCGCCCCCGACACCGTTCAAACCGAATGCGTCGTCCAGCGACTTGGCTGTGCCTGAGGTGTACGCGCTGATTGCGAGGTGAAGGCGCTCCGCAAGGCGCGGCGGAAGGACGATCCCGTGCTTTGCCGCGAACGCGATCCAGGTCAGCGCCTCCATGATGTCCGCCGTGTCGGCAAAGGACTGGTCGGCCTCAAGAAGCACGTCGACGAGGTGCTCGCGAATCTGCC